AAATGATAAAGGATTTTGTACCTGCACGTACAAGTCTTGCTTCTGGTATTGTTATAAAACAACATTTACTTGAAAGAGATAAATATCCTACCCCACAACCTAATATCAATACATTAATAGCAAAACATGCTACAAGTGGATCTATTCATTATAACCAACCTAATATACAACAAAATATATTAGTTTCAGGAACTATTTTACCTCAATCTAGAAATTATAATAGTGGTTCTATTGTTAAACCTAATGGAGGAACTGGGGGAACTTTAGAACAATTTAATGGGTTAAATACTTCTCCTTATGGGGTATTTGGAACAGGCCCTCAAAATATATATTTCTTAACTCAAAGTTGGAGTGAAAGTATTAATACACTTTCAGGATCAGCTAATAGAATAATTAGTAATCAAGATGAATTTTATAATGGTGAATTTAGTGGTTCTCAGTTAACTGTAACTACCCAAAGTTTAGCTTTCCCTTATCCTGATAATTTACCATCATTTACTTATTCTGTAACATTATATTCTAATAATTATTATGGTAGTAATGGTTTCTCTCAAACACCAGAAGATAATTTCTTATCTTTAAATACAACCCCAGTTTCAGGAGAAGCATTACTTTTAGCTCCTTATTTAGAAACCTCATTTATTCCTGGTAGTGGGTTTAGTTTTTCTACTTCAAATCCTTATATTAAAATTCATAAAGATGATTGTAGTGGAATAGATCAATCAATCCCATTAAAACAAGCTGATAAAATAGTATTTAAACACTATAATACAACTTCATATGTAACATATAATATAGAATCTTCAACAGAATATTCTACATATATATTATATAAATTAAAAGTAGGTGATATACCTCTTTTAGGAACAGGAATATATAGTGAAGTAAAAGATTATACTGTTAGTGGTTCCTCTACTACTATTACCTCTTTTGCCCCAACAAGAACATTAGTTAAAAATTACACAGCAACCTCAAACCCTTTAGGCTATTTAGATACCACATCAGGAGTATATACCCCACAAAATACTCCTAATGTTCAACTTGACATTTCAGCTTCTATTACTTTTGGAGGAGGTGGAACTGGGACTGTTTTTATTACTACAAACCCATCAACAGATCCTCTCGCTGTAAATACAGGTACTATTATAGCTCAACAATCTGGAGCTGGTGGAACTACTGTATTAGTAACTTCATCTTACTACCCAGTTGCTGGATCTACTTTAGGGATTCAAGGTAGTGGTGTTGGTGGAGCATCATTTTCAAAAGCTACTTTTGTAGTAACTCAAAGTGTAGCTGTTTCATCTTCTCAATGTGTAGATGTTTTTCTAGAACCATATTTAACTTTAAATAATTATTATAATAGTGATTTTAACCCTACTATGAATAATATTATGGATAATAGAAAAAATTCTATTTATCAAGATGTTGATTATAGTAGTGGCATTAATGCTCCTGTTAATTTTAATTTTTTAATAAGTGGAAGTGCTCTTAAATTTCCAATACCTGATTCACATTATACCCAAAAAAGTTCTGTGATACCTAGATATGAAGGAGCAAAGTCTACATCTCAATTTTTAAATAAATGGACCAAAGGTGATTCAGGAACATATGCTCAAACACCAACAGTTGACCAATTAAAAACCAAAATAGCTTATGCTGATTGGATTGGAGGATACCCACCAGAACATATGGATGCTTCTGGGGTTCATATTCAATATTTAATAGATGAAGACGGAACAGTAAAAATTCCAAATACTTCTGAAAATTCTCTAGAAGATGTTCAACAAGCTTTTATGTCTGGGAGAATTTTAGAGTTAAGTTCAAATACAATAGGGACAGGCCAACCAACACCTCAAAGAGATATTATTAGAGGAGGATACAGAATTGAACCTATATTATACACACAATCAGGAAGTGCTCCAAACGCTCAATGGACATCATCTATTACCTTACAAGATATAACATCAAACCCAGGAGGAGCTACAGGAAATTATCAAGTTGTAGGAACTGCAAATACAGGAATTGGGTATTATGATTTAGAAAGAATATCAATTACTCCAAATCCTTATAATGCTAATTTAATAGGTACAACTAACTCTCCTAGCCCAACAGGAAATAACTATAGCTATTATGAAATACCTTCAGGAGTTATAACTGAAAATGTTACTTTAAATTTTCAATATCATTTTACTATAATTAATGATCCTTCTTTATCATACACTACAACAAATCCATCTAATGTAATCGGTTCAATAGGAATAATATTAAAGAAAGGAGCTACAACTTTACAAGTTCAAACTTTCCCTGTAACTGAAGGAGATTTAGTTTATGGTGAATATATGGTTGGAGGTAATTTTTTCCTTGACACAACAGGTGTTAGTGCAGGAGATGAAATTTCTTTTGAATACGCTTTAAATGCTCCTAGTATTTGGAGGGGGCAAATATCTGAAGGGGATGTTTATATAACACAAACACCTATACCAACATCAACTATAACAGCAGGTAATAATTTAATATGGGGATACCCAGATAAAACAATATACCCAAATACCATAACTTCATCAACTGCAGTAAGTTCTTCATTAGGTTTTCTTTACGGTGATGATAATGTTAAACAGAGTGATTTAGTAAATTCTGGATTTAATCCTATTTCTTTACCCTGGTCTATTGAAGTAGGAGATGAATTTAGATTCGAAGGAGTTGAAAGTAATGTATTTATGGTTAAAAAAGTTTATGGTATGAACGAAGGTTCTGGATCTAGATTTACCCCTACAGGTTCAATTGAAGTTCAATTTAACAGAAACCTCCCAATTAGTGCTAGTATTAATAATTTTAATTTAGATCATTTTTTAATTAGAAGATATATACCTGATGCTAGTCAAATTATAATAAAAGGTTTCAAACCAGTTAATTCTGTAGGACCATATATTGCAAAACCACAATTTGTAACTTCTGAATTAAGTAAAGGAATTGATGATTATATTTTAGATCTTACTAATAAAGGTTTGCTTTAATGATATTTATTATTATAATACATACACAATAAAACAATAAAATGGGATATTTAAATAACCAAGTCATAACAGTTGATGCTATATTGACTAAAAAAGGTAGAGAATTATTGGCTAAGAATGATGGTTCTTTTAGAATAACACAATTTGCTTTAGCAGATGATGAAATAGATTATACTTTATATAACCCAACTCATCCTTCAGGATCTACTTTTTATGGTGAAGCTATTGATAATATGCCTTTATTAGAAGCTTTCCCTATAGAAAGTCAAATAATGAAATATAAATTAGCAACTCTTCCTAGAGGAACAGCTAAATTACCTGTACTTGATTTAGGATATTCTGCTATAACTTTACAACAAGGAGCTACAGTTGCTATTACTCCTCAAACTTTAAATTATTTAGGAAATGCTCAAACATTTGAAACAAGTGGATATACATGTACTGTTTCAGATATAAGACTATTAAATACCTTTAATGGTTTAGGTATTAATACAACAGCTGCTACTGATGCAAATACAGAAGCACAAACAGCTTTAAATACAACTTTAGGAACTAATGTATCAAATACGGTCATTGGAACTCAATTTAGTTTAAGAGGTACCACAATTAATACATTATTTGCTCCTAGCAATACTCAAATTAATGGTACATTAACATTTGTAGGAATAGATAGTGGTGCTCGATTAACTATTCCATTAACTATTAATTATACAACTTAAAATATAAAACATGTCATTTAAAAGATTAGAAGATATTGATTTTGTAATAAGTAATGATTCTATTACTTCTACACTTTGGTCAAATAATGTTCCTACTTTAAAAACTTTTTTCTCAAATTCAATTCAAGAAGCTTCTTCTGCTGGAAGGTATTATTTAAGTGTTTATAACACTTCTTCTGCAGATCAATTGGTTCAATTTGATATAGCATATTGTGACTCTTTAGGAAGTGGGAGCTCTTTATATAACAATGCCGTAGCTTTAAACTCTCCAACTAGAACACTATACGGACAGTATAGATCACTAATATTAGAAGATGAAAACCAAAATTTTATTTTTGGATCATCAGCCCAAACAGGAATAGATGCTTGTGGAAGTACTATAACAAGTAGTACAGCTGTAGTAAGTGATAATTTTTGGGTTTTATCTATAGAAAGAGCTAGATATAAACAAGCTATATTTCCTGGGTCACTTAATCTTACCCTTTCAGGAAGTGGGGGAGTACATGGAAATAGAATTCAAATAACAGATAATTCTCGAGATATAGTAACTATCCCATTTATAGGTTCTACAAGAGCTTACCAATTAGTCTCAGGATCAAATGGAAGTGGTATTAATGTTAATGGAGGATATACAACAACCTCTGGTTCTTATGGAATAATGTTTCCTGATTTAGGTTTAATTATGTTAAATCCTTTAGCTATAAGTTATTCTATAGGTTTAGAACCTAGTAGATCAAATGATAGTGATGGATTTAATAATAGAAGATTATTCAATGCTATCTCCCATAACTCAGGAAGCTTCTCATTAAATTCCGAAGAAACAATTTCATCAGATTATGTTTTTGTAAGAGCAAGAAATAGTGAATTTAATTATTCTGAAAACCCAAGTTTTATTTCAGGATCTACAGGTGAAGTAATTTATGGTAATTTTATAAATGCTCCTCAAACATATATTACAACTGTTGGAATGTATAATGACTCAAATGAACTTGTAGCTGTTGCTAAAATGTCAAGACCATTACTAAAAGACTTTACAAAAGAAGCTCTAATTAGAGTTAAATTAGATTTTTAAAATGAATGAGTGTTTACAAGCCATTTACTACCTCTGATATAATAATTACTCCTTTTGAAGTAAATAAATCATTTACTTTTAAAGGGGGAAGTGAATTAACAAGTTCTAATGTCGGTATTGAAAGATATTTAGGCCAAAACCTCCAAGATCCTTTATGGGTATCTGGTTCAAATCAAACAGGAGATTTAACTATAGTTAATAAAAAATTAATATATAATTCTATAAAACAATTATATTATTCTAATTTTCTTTCTAATGCTTCTGGTTCCCAAGCATCAACTGCTTCTTTTATCTCAACTCCATTTATTCAGGATTTTGAAACTGCAGCTTCAAGAAGTGTTTTAATAGGAGAAAGAGATACTACTAATTATTATAATTTTTTATCTTCTACAACCCATATTAATAGAAATTTTCCTACTGAATCAAATGACATTATAGGAATAGCATCAATCCCATCAAACTTATTTGGAGAAACAATCAAACCAGGAAGTTTTAATTTAACCTCTCCTTCTGGGAGTATAATAGATGATAATGAAGGAAATTTAGTATTTAGCAGTTCTGTATGGTTAACTACTAATTCTCATGTAGGGAATATAATATATGAACATGGTATTGCTATTATTAATAAAAAGCTTTTTGGGTTAATAGATGGATATGGGTTTGTTTCATATGGGGTTCCATCAACACTACCTGTTGGAATATATGGAGGAATATTTCGTTCATTTTTTGAAAATAATGTAACTTGTTCCTTTGAAAGTACCATAACTTTATTTGAATCCCAATACAAATGCACAGCTAGACCTAATGAATTTTTATTTACTTTAAACCCTACAGTAATTTCAGGGAGCCAATCATGCCCCGAAAATATAACAAGTACATTATATGATTTTGCAACTGGTTCTTATTTTACCCCTTATGTTACCACAGTAGGACTGTATAATAATGATAAAGAATTAGTAGCAGTTGGCAAATTAGCACAACCTCTTGATATGTCTGATACAACAGATACAACAATATTAGTAAACTTAGATTTATAAAAATGTCCCCTTGGATTTACGATAATCAAGAAATGTTAGACATTTCTCAATTCCCTAAAAATACATTTGGTTTTGTTTATAGAATTAACCATTTACCAACTAATAAATCTTATATTGGTAAAAAAGTTTTATTCCATAACAGAAAAACTAAATTAGGTAAAAAAGAATTAGCTCAATATGAGGGTATGGTTGGTAGAAAACCTTCATTTAAAATGGTTATTAAAGAATCAAATTGGAAAAAATATTATGGTTCAAATAAATCCTTATTAGAATTAATAGAAACAGAACCATTAGAAAATTTTAAAAGAGATATTTTAATTCTTGCCCCAACTAAAAAATTATTAACATATCAAGAAACAAAATTTTTATTTGTTTTTAGGGTATTAGAAGAACCTGAAATGTATTTCAATGATAATATTCAAGGTAAGTTTTTTAGAAAAGACTTTGATATCTAATAAAAATTTTATATATTACGTTGTGTGATTAATGAATTATTAGTTAACTTAGTTAATTCTGTTTTAGGAACAGGGAAAAGGACTGCTCGAGGTAATCAAGCATATACTTGTCCTTTTTGTAATCACCATAAACCCAAATTAGAAGTTAATTTTACTGAAAATAAAAAAGGATATAATCCTTGGCAATGTTGGGTTTGTGGGAAAAAAGGTAAAACTATAGGAAGTTTATC